TGCACCGTTCCCGCCACAAAGTACCTCTTTGCAGTTCGTAGCATCCCATCCGTCATCACAATACGCGCAGTGCCTTGCACCACATTGTTCGTGATCTTGCCTGCGTAAAGTTTGGTAGCGTCTGGCCCGTATATCCACTGGCTCCTACCTTTCTCGTCCTTCTCTTGGCGCAGGTCTGGGTAGAGTAAGCTCATGCCGTTTGGCAGAACTATCTCACCCTTCTTGAAGGTAATACATTTATACACGAACTCTTTGCCGTCTGCAAGCGATGTTTGTATGAGTCCAGAGCACATGTCCCAGAAGCTCACAACGGGGTGCGCTGTAGCCCGGTACTTGTCGATGATCTTCTTGGCCGCTACGCAGTGAATGAGTAGCTCCTGATCGGTACAGGTGTGGGGTATCTCCATCATCTTGGTGTAGTTGTCATCCCACTCAAGAAACTTGTCAACGTACTTGCCATCCACGCCTAGCTTCTTCGCAAAATCTTTCTCATATCGGACTGGTGGAGCACCGAGGAAACCGACCAGTAGTTGAGAGGCAAACGCTGCCCAACCGAGGCCGTAACCGCACCCAAGTAACGCAGACTTCGCAGACTGTCTGAGGTCTGGATGCGACTCTTTGGTGAGCCCGGGTATGTTGAACATCTGCGAACCGAACGCGGCATAAGGGTCACCGCCAGCCCTAAAGATTGTGAGCATATCTTGGTAATCCGAAAGCCACGCGAGAACTCGTGGTTCAATCTGCGAGAGATCACCAACGACGAGTTGGTAACCTTGCGGAGCCATAATTGCTTTGCGTAGGAATGAGCCTCGCTTGAGGTTTTGCATGTTGATGGCCGAGCCTTTGGCCGCCGTCCACCTACCCGTCTGCGCCCCATAGTAGGAGAGAGGTACGGGTAGTGCACCGCGCTGGCTGATGTCAAGGAATCGCTGAGCGCGAGTTCGTTCGGTGGTCGATTTAACCCGAAGACGCGCTTCACAAAGTAGGGCAACGTCTTCACGTTCACCGTTGAGGAGCGTTTGAAATAGGGCATCGTTTTTAGCGAGTGCAAGCGCTTGCTTGCCAGTCGTCTTACTGACCTTGGTTGGCGGAACCACATTGAGTTTCTCAAGTAGTGCAGCAAACTTAGGGTTCGATGCCAGCGCAGTTTCTTCCACGCCAAGCCTTTGTAGTAGTGCGTCACGATTTTCTTTCTCCTGTTCGATTGCGTTATGTAGCATGAGGGCGTCAAGCTGCAACACTGGGCGTGTGTACATCTTCAGCGTCATGTCGATGAGTCTTAACTCCTTGGATGGATAGGACGCCACAAGCCGTTTGAATATTTCTTCACACAGAAACACATCATGTTTGCAGTACTCAGATAACTCCCTTTCGAGCGTGGCGTCCAACTCGTGAACTCCGTTAGTTGAATGAACGGCGGTGCCTTTTTCTGCAAGTCCAAAATCCTTTGCGAGTCGGGCGAGACTGTTGCCAACTTCCACACCGCGTAAAGCTCGCGCCATCGATAGCGTGTCGAAGATGAAACATGGTCGGGCGTTGTACTTCCACTCCATAATTGATACATCGAACTGTGCGTTATGGGCAAGCACTGCGGTTCGTCCCCAGTCGACCCCATCAAGGTATTCACGTAGCCCTGCGTCTCCAAACCATCTAATTGGTTCATCGCTTCCGTATACATGGACGCAAGCTCCGAACGCTCTAAATTTATCATGGCGTATGTACTCCTCGGTTGTCATCTTGGTGAGTGTGTAACCTTCCTTGGTGTCCCAGTAGGTTTCGAAGTCGATCGTGATGATCGTGTCGTATGGCGCGGTCATGAATGACCCCTCGCTCGGATGGCTTCAACGCAACGATATGCATAACTACCCTCCCACCCATCCTCTGTCGCAATCTCATCACACATCTTTGCACACGCCTCACGCTCATGCTCGATGGCTAACTTAACTAAAGCAACCAAGTGCGGGGTTGATACAGTCCACGTCGTGTAATGCTTGTTCTCTTGGATCACTTTGTATAGTGCATCTAGGATTTCATCTTGTGTCAATTAAAGTTCTCCTTGGGTGGTGCGTCGAGGACGTTGAGAAAGCCGAAAAAATCGTTTGCCGCCAACATAAGTTGCGACGCCTCCATCTCATTACAGTTTAGGGTAACGACTCCTGCAAACGCATCTTCTGCGCGGCCAATGATGACAACGCCCTGTGCGTTGCCCGTGCCGTAGCACATCACCAGCTTGTGGATCAGTAGTTTAAAGTGGGCTTGCTCTTCGTCCGACATGGCTTGAACCCTGCGGTGCAGTTCTGCCTCAGACATTGAACCGTCAAAGTCCTCGTAGTTCATCTTGCTTCTCCTTCAGTAATAGTTCTAGGTCTGGTATGTTGTGCTCACGGGCAATGAACACCGTGCCCCCTGCATTGAGAATCAAGTTAAGTTCCCTGTCTTGAAGGGCTGTAGTTGTGCCTTTGCCTGCTTTGCACTCGATGGCGATGAAGTGTCCGTCCATACAGCCAACGATGTCAGGTATCCCTGCACGGCCAAAGCCGTTAGCAGGGGGCATGAAGTGGTAGATGCCCAGCTTATCAAGCAGAAGCCTCACCGCTTTCTTCACTTTCCATTCCGGTGTATTCGCCATAGTAGTTCGCATTCATAAGTTCGTTGTAGTCAAAGTGTTCACCAATACAGTCAAGTATGGTGACGTCAGCGCCTTCGGTGTCAAACACGGTGTCGTTGTAGATGTACTTGTACTTGGGCACAGAAAGTTTGTTGTATGCAAACTCCAAGCCCATGGCTGTCGGCTTCCACAGCCCTGCCGTACGGCTCTTCACACCCTTCACAGGCGCATCCAGTACCATGCTCCAGTGCCGCAACGTACCTATCTGCGGGGCACGTAGCAACCAATCAGGGGCAGTGCGTTGTACGTCCACCCAACCATCCTCACGCGGGTCTTGTAGGCATAACCAGATCAACTGCCGTGCCATGGCAGCGCTGATACCGCGCCTGTACAGCTTACCCCACCTATCGCACACAGGGCAGTGACCGCCATCGCTCTTGATGACGCTGTTCCATATATGGCCAGCTTGCTCAAGCGTAGCGCCTTCGTACAGGCTGACGTAGCTGAGTTCTTCGCCGTCGTTTTCTGTCGCAAGTTCAATCATTTATTTCTCCTTTTCTTCGTTGTAAAAATACAGCGTCAGCAGGGTTGCTGATACGCGCCAGTTCGTTGTCGTAGTACTTCTTGGGCATGGGTGCTTTCTTGTCAAGGATAGTCCTCAACCATTCAGCCCCGCCAAGTTGCTGCAATATCATCCAATGCCTGTCAGACATTCGGACTTGTCGTCCCAGTAGTGGCTCTGGTGGTTTAGGTCTTGGCATTTTTTAAGTTCCTGCTTATTACTCCGTTGGCCCAGCATCTTGCGCAGTGCCATTTAGTTTGGCTCAGTTGAATCCCGCCCTCGGGTGGCTTCGACTCGTTGCACCGAGCGCACTCTTTGTACTTGTGCACAGGTTGCGTACTACCAATATCTAATTGCCGTCTGACAAAACCATTCATGTTTTCTCTTCCAAAGTTTTTTGTTTAGCTTCAACGCAATCTTGACAGATGAATCTGCGTAACCTACCGCCAAATCCATCCATCACTTTCTCTGAGCCGCCTTGACGGGGTTTGTTTTGTTGGCATTTCCAACACAGCAAACCCCGTTTATTTACCAACTTTGTAAACTTTTGCTGTGGGCTAACTGCAAAATTGTTGCTACCCATTACACTAAAAGCGCCTCCATCTTTCATGTTTTCATGTCCCTTATAAATACCACGAAGCTGTCGATCGTGTCTTTGCCAAACACAGTCATCTTCTCAATCTCACGCGCTACTTCTTCAAGCACAGCGTTACGCACCAGAGGGTCTGGCCTTATGTACATTTCGGGCTTGCCAAAGATTTGGTCGAAGTCTTCTTTGTTAAAAAGTGTGTCACTCATTATTTTCCTCCATGATTTCCATAAGTATGCAGTGCTTGACTATGTCCAACACGCCCAGCACCGTTGAAGCGTGTATCGAGCCTTCGTATTTTTCAATAGTCTTGCAAATTTCTTGGGTCAGACCCTCAATCAGTTCGGCTTGCAGTTGAGTCGAGTTCATTTCTGCCTCTCTTTCATCATTGCGTCTGCTAATTGATACGCAACGCTTGCAGCAAACGCGGCGTCTTCGTCGTCGTCCCAAAACCATTCTTTACCAAGTTCCCTGTTGTACTGCTGTGTGTTTAGCTTCACCGCAGTGGGCAATGCCTTGGCCGCAAAGTAGTCACGCAGGGTCATGCCCATAAACTTGTGACCATGATGGTTTTGATAGGGGAATGCGGGTTCGTCGTCATGTTTATCTTCCATCTTAGCCTCCAAACATTTCTTTGAGATGGCGGTACAAGTCGTGTGCCTGATACACAGTCATGTCTTTTAAGATATCTTCGGGCGACTTGACACGCACAAGCGAGATCATGCGTTTTTGTGCAGGTACATGTCCGCCCATGGCATAAGCTGCAGCATCAAGCGCATCTTGGCTAGGCACAGGCATATTCTCCAGCTTCTCTCGTAGCAACGCACCGATACCTGTCACGGCTCTCTTCTCGTACTTGCGCTTGGGTTTAATTTCTTCAGGTTTAGACACGAGGGTCAGGGTTTTCTTCTTGGCTTTCAGTGGGCGGTACTCGTCCACGATGGTGATGTACCTACCCCTATCGTCTCTCTCAGCTAACCCTTGCTTGGCAAACTGTGCAAGGAGCGAGCCCACCGAACTGTCCTTAAAGCCAAGGCGCGTCATGTCCGCGCATATTTCAGCCGATGTCAGGTTAGGGTTCTTCTTCAAGTAATCGAACGTGGCGCGGGTTACGTTGTTGGTAACGTCAAAGAAGCGTTTGCCTCGGGGCTTGGTGTTTGTTTGTGTGGTTTGCATGTCGTCTTTCTCCCAGTCGTTGATTGTGGTTTTTAGTGCGTTACTTAACGCGGTCTGCATGTCAGGCATTTGTATTTCCTCCTATTAAAAAAATGCCAATGATGATAAAGGCTATAAGCCCGATGGATTGAATTGTCACGAGCGTAAGCTCAGACAAACCTTGCCGATCCCCAAGCAAAACGCCTTGAATCCAGTCAGCTTCAGGCGTAGTTGGGGGCGGTGGTGGGGTGTAGGTTAGGCCAATCTTGACCTTCCCTGTGTCGTAGGGCGTTTGTTTTTGCATAGATTTCTCCTTATTTTACCCATTATTTGTCTAGGCTTAGACAGAAGTCAAGGGGAATTCCCCTAGAAAAGAGGTTGTTGATAGTAGTCAGAAGGGCCTCCAGTACAAGAGGTCAAGGGCCAGCACCATGACCGCTAACAAAAGTACTACCCGCTCGAATTTCTCATAGGGTGTCATCATGCCTCGTCCTCCTCATCTGCTTTTAATTGTTTGACCCATGCGTCAATGGCTTGCTCATCGTAGAAGGTGAGTATCCAGTCAGCCAACTCATGTACAGGGTTTTGTAGCAAGCAGTCGTACAGACGCTCCAATGCTTCCTTGCCGTAGCGTGCTTCAATTTCTTCTGGTGTCATTGTTGTGCCCCTTCCCACAAGTCAATCATCTTTAAGAAGCCAACGCCATTACGCGCCTGCTCGTACGATTCGTACAGCACAATCGAATCGCTATCGATGCCCACGCAACGGCCATCGCTCAGTAGGAGGAAGTCAACCATGCACCCCCCGCCCATGTTCTCGGTAAATGTTTTCTCTACGTACGTCATTTAAATGTCTCCTTGATGTAGTCGTTAGCTTCGCGCTCAGTGTCGAACCCTCGGTAGTCGCCGTTCTCATCTATCCACTCGCCCGAGAAATTCTTGCCAAAGATGACCCAGATGTCACCCACCCTCTCAGGTTCCCAACAGTTGCGGTCATTGAACCCTTCCATGTACAACTCATGCACGATCTTTTTGCATGTCGTGTCGTCGTACCCTGTCAGGCGTTCAAGTTCTGCGGGGTGATTCTCCTCAAGTAACTCGATGATCTTCTCTTTCAGTCGTCCCATTTCTTTCTCCTTTTCTTCTTCCTCGTATGCTTGTCTGTCAATCTTGCGTTGGTACTCAGCCAACAGGTGATCGTAGTATTCGCCTATTCCTTGCATGTCATTCTCCTTTGGTTACTTGTTCAACACTGTAAATATCCCAGTCCATAGCGAACGAGTATTTAAACTCGTCGCCATCCAAAGCGTTGGCGATCTGCCACGCTTGCTCCTCGTTCTCTGCCTCGATCTCCTTATCCAAATACGATATTGATCGGGCGATTACTTTGTACGTCTTCATTTCATTCCTCCATTAAAAAGATGCCCTTGTCTACACAAACGGCAAACAAGTTGTCGTCAGGGTAATTCTTGAACCCCGTAAACCCATGCAGTTGGATGTATCGGAACACCTCCCTCTGCTCCTCAATGGTTCTGTCGAAGAACCACTCCACTTCGTAGTCAGCGCAGGCGTTTACCATCTGCGTCTTTGTCATTGCAGTCATTTGCTTTCTCCTTTAATAAAAACACGGGGCAGGTCGATCATCCACTCATAGTTGTCCATGCCCGTAACTGGATCAACCTTGTACACATTCACGTTGTACCAACCATCGCATTCATCATCGAGACAGTGGATGTTGTACGAGTGCGTGTCTGTGCCCCACCACCAATCACCCTCTTTGATGATTTCATCTTTGTATTTGGCGATGAGGTCATCTGCCTCCATCTGTAGTTGCGCTTCGATCATTTACTTTCTCCTTTTTAAAATCGGGTCACAGTGACCCGCTTATGCTTCACAGTGAATCGCATCGAACAGTGTGCAGAGCACAGTCGGTGCGTCGTAGGTACGCGCCTGTATCAGCGCTTCTTGTAGTAATTCGTCAGTCAGTAGCCTGCGGTTGAGGAACCGCAACGCTAGGTCAGGTTGTTCGGGGTAAACCGCCTCGCTGATCTGCTCAAGTAGGAAGTCGTAGCTCCCCACCATCGCGTCGTATATGGCATCGATCAAGTCCTCGGTCTGCCAGTAGTCATCGTCCTGCCATGTACCGAAGTACTTGCTATCGACTTGCTTGTTGTGTGTAGTGGCATCGCCATACACGCCATAGTTAGACCACCATCCAGTGTTGTACTTGTATGTCTTGTACTCAGGCACAGTAGGGTCACGATCAGTAGGCAGGCTATCCCACACCACCTTGAGCACTGCCTTGGACAGTGCCTCGAAGTGCACGATGTCTAGGTTCTCTTGGTCACCATGCTCACTGTAGTAGCCCACGCTGATGTTGGTGCACTCGGGGATGATGTCTGTGAACTCAGCAGTGTCGGTGTACACGCCAGTGTCATCAGGTGAGTACATCAACGTATCGTCAAAGGCATTGAGGTCATTGGCCAGTGCCTCACAGAACACATCGGATGCACAGCGACCCATACCCTGATGACTGATGACGCTGTCGATACCCCGCCTGTCGAACGCAATAGCCCGATCAAACTGAGCAAGCAAGTCTGTGTGATGCGTAGCGATGTGCTTAGCCCCGATGCCACCGCACTCCTCGCCTTGAGAGAAGATGTAGTAGCCCTTGACGTCAGCATGTATCAGGTGCATGAGCATGGCCACACCCGCACCATCGTCAGCACCGAGAGGAGCGCCATCGGCATACCAGTGAGTCGCAGTCTTCCTGATCTTGTTAGCACCAACCTCTTTGTGTACTGTATCAACGTGAGCGATGAACAGGGTTTTGCTGCCTGCTATGCGGTTGTCGATGTGTAGATTGCCTGCACCATCCACAGATGTGAATGACTTAAGCTCAGCAGGTAGTGCGTTGAATAGCCACTCGGTGAAGTCCGAGACGGCAGGGGTATTGTGCGGACGCTTGACAGACAACGCACGAGCTAGGGTTTTGTGTAGTATTGATTTCTTGTTCATGTTCATTCTCCTTGTGTTTCTAAGTATTTGTTTGCGATCTCGTTGGCTTGTGCCATGAGTGCACTGCACAGTTCATTGCGTAGGATGCGGTTGAACT